TATATGGTTCATCGATTCCTCAGTATGAATCCTGAGTACATTGAGTTTGTAAATTTAGTTCAGACTTTTCCATACACTGATAAGGAGAAAACATATAATATATATTTATATATGATACCCAAAAATAAAATGTTCCTTAAATATATTAAGTCCTCTAAATCAAAACCTAAAGAAGCTTTGTTAAAACATATTGCTTCTTATTATGAATGTTCGCTTGGCGAAGCAGAAGAGTATACTTATATTTTGAGAGAAACAGGTGTTAAATCTATTCTCACTAAATTAGGTGTTGAAGAAAAAGAACAAAAAAAGTTATTAAAAAATGGATAGTATAGTTTTGTCAATAATTAAACAGTTCGAAGAACGAAGTGTTAAGGGAAAAGAAAAATATGGTACTGATTTAGATAGAACTGATTTATCTATGTTAGATTGGATTGAACATGCTAAACAAGAGCATATGGATGCTATCTTGTATTTAGAAAAATTAAAACAGCAGTTCATTCAAAAAAACACAAAGTGAGTAAGAAAACACCATTTGTAGTAAGGGCTATTAAAAATCATATCCCACAAGATATTAACTATTCTTTCCAGAAAACAATATCTTATAGTCAATTTTCTACTTATAATGATTGTCCTTTAAAATGGAAATTACAATATAAGGATGGTCTTCAAGAGTATACACCTACAATTCATACTGTGTTTGGAACAGCAATGCATGAAGTGATTCAAAATTATTTAACTATAATGTATGAAGAAAGTGGAGCGGCTGCTGATAGAATAGATATAGAACAAGAATTTGAAAACAAATTTAGAGAAGTATATCTAGAAGAATATAAACGAAATAAAAATATTCATTTTAGTTCATCTCCAGAAATGAGAGAGTTTTATGATGATGGGTTAGCTATTTTAAATTTTTTAAAAAGAAAACGAGGTCAATACTTCAGTATTAAAGGATGGCATTTAGTAGGTTGTGAAATACCTATCGTGATTAATCCAAATGAGAGATTTAAAAATTTGTTATATAAAGGTTATCTTGACTTAGTTTTATATAATGAAAATACAGATAAACATAAAATCATTGATTTTAAAACATCTACTCGAGGTTGGAATAATGATGCTAAAAAAGATGAAGGTAAGCAGTTTCAACTAATATTTTACAAAAACTATTATAGTAAACAATTTAAAGTACCTGAAGAAAATATTGATATTGAGTTTGTTATTCTAAAGAGAAAAATATGGGAAGAAAGTGATTTTCCACAAAGTCGAATTCAAGAATTTGCTCCTCCAAGTGGTAAAATTAAAATGAAAAAAGCAATTACTACTTTAGATAATTTTCTTGAACAATGTTTTAATACTGATGGGTCATTTAAAGACACTGACCATCAACCAATAGTAAATAAGAACTGCCAGTATTGTCCATTCTATAATAGAAAGGATTTATGCTCAGTGTAACTATTCTTACTTTTATATATATTTATATACAAATAAAAGCTATGAATAAAAAAGATATGACACTAACAAGTGTTAAAGTACAAAGCGAGTTATTTGAAGATTTTAAAATGAGTTGTGTGAAACATAAGTTTTCTTTACAAAAGCTTGTAGATCGCACAATCCATTTATATCTTACAGATGACGAGTTTAGAAAGTCAATTCACAATCACAATAATTTAGAAAGAAAATAAGTTTTATGAATTCAAGTTTTGCTTATCTTCCTCAAAATGAGAGGAAGAAAATCTTGCTAATCTGCGATGACATTAGAGTCCATTCAGGTGTAGCAACAGTTGCTCGAGAAATGGTATTAAATACAGCTCAGCATTTTAATTGGGTTAATGTTGGAGGAGCTATTAACCACCCAGAACAAGGTAAACGTTTAGATCTAAGTGCTGACACTAACAACAACACCGGATTAACTGATAGCTCAGTTATATTGTATCCAACTAATGGGTATGGTGACGCTAATTTAGTTAGGCATTTAATCCAATTAGAAAAACCAGATGCTATTTTCTTAGTTACAGATCCAAGATATTTTATTTGGTTATTTCAAATTGAAAATGAGATTAGAAAGAAAATGCCTATTATATACTTGAACATTTGGGACGACTACCCAGCACCAATGTATAATAGACCTTATTATGAGTCATGTGATGCTTTATTAGCTATATCTAAACAAACTAAAAATATTAATGAGTTAGTATTAGGTGATAAAGCAAAAGGTAAAATTATTGAATATATTCCTCATGGACTAAATGAGAATGTATTTAGACCACTTGATAAAAATGATAAAGAATTAGTTGAGTTTAAGAAAAAATTATTTGGAGGTAAAGAATTTGATTTTGTTATGTTCTTTAATTCAAGAAATATTCGTCGTAAACAAATTCCTGACACATTATTTGCTTATAAAATCTTTATTGACTCATTATCTGATGAGCAAGCAAGAAAATGCGCTTTTGTATTACACACTCAAGTAGTAGACGAAAATGGTACTGATTTAGAAGCTGTGAGAGAAATGTTATTTGGAAGTGATTCTAAATATAACATTATATTTTCTAATCAAATATTAGATCCTAATGGAATGAATATGCTTTATAATAGTACTGATGTTCAAATTTTATTAACCAATAATGAAGGATGGGGATTAAGTTTAACTGAAGCAATTTTAGCAGGTAATCCAATTATAGCTAATGTAACTGGTGGAATGCAAGATCAAATGCGTTTTAGTAAAAAAGATAAGTGGATTAATTTTAGTGCTGATTTTCCTTCAAATCATAATGGCACAATTAAAGAACATGGTGAGTGGGCGTTCCCAGTATATCCAACTAACAGATCAATTCAAGGTTCACCATTAACACCTTACATTTGGGATGATAGATGTAACGCTGAAGATGCGGCCGAACAGATAAAAGCAATTTATAATTTATCTAAAGAAGAAAGACAAGCACGAGGATTAAAAGGTCGCGAATGGGCTTTGTCAGATGAAGCTGGTTTTACAGGTGAAAAAATGGGCCAACGTGTTATTAAAACCTTAGATAAATTATTTAAAACTTGGAAACCAAGAACAAAATATGAATTTGTTAATACAAATGAAATTAAAGACAAAGTAGTACCTCACAAATTAGTATATTAAAAAGTTATGAGTAAACCGTTATTTTTTATCTCCTGCCCTATTGACACATATAGTGGTTATGGAGCGCGCTCTCGAGACTTAGTTAGAGCAATTATCCAATTAGACAAATATGATGTTAAAATCATTCCTCAAATGTGGGGTAACACACCTTGGGGATTCATTAATGATAATCCTGAGTGGGAATTCTTAAATAAACACATTTGGAATCAACCTCAATTACCTAAACAACCTGAAATATGGGCACAGATTACTATCCCAAGTGAATTTCAACCAATTGGAAAGTATAATATTGGAATAACAGCTGGAATTGAGACTACTATAGCGCCTGGAGATTGGATTGAAGGATGTAATAGAATGAATTTAGTACTAACATCATCAGAACATTCTAAAACTACATTTTTAAATACAGTGTTACAAGCAGTAGATCAACGTACTAATCAAAATGTTGGTGAAGTTAAAGTTAAAAAACCAATTGAGGTGTTATTTGAAGGTGCTGATATTGAGATTTACAAACCACTTGATAAAGTATCTTTATTTCCTGAATTAGACAATATTAAAGAAAAATTCGCATTTTTATTTGTAGGCCATTGGATTAATGGTGATTTAGGTGAAGATAGAAAAAATGTTGGTTTATTAATTAAAATGTTTTTTGAAGTATTTAAAAACAAGAAAGACAAACCAGCACTTGTTTTAAAGACATCTCAAATGGGCTCTTCGTATATTGATAGAGATGATATCTTAAAAAAGATTAATTTGATTAAAAAATCTATTAATAGTAAAGATTTACCTAATGTTTATCTATTACATGGTGAATTTACAGATGTTGAAATGAATGAGTTATACAATCATCCTAAAATTAAAGCAATGGTTAATTTAACTAAAGGAGAAGGATATGGTCGTCCATTACTTGAATTTAGTTTAACTAAAAAACCAATTGTGACAACTAATTGGAGCGGTCATACAGATTTTTTAAACCCTGAATTTACAACAATGTTACCAGGACAATTAACAAATGTCCATCCAAGCGCTGCTAATCAATGGTTACTAAAAGAATCACAATGGTTCTCAGCAGATTTAGGTCATGCCGCCACTACTATTAAAGATATATTTGAAGATTATAAAAAATATATTGATGGCGCTAAACGTCAAGCTCATAAAAGCAAAACTGAATTCAGTTGGGATAAGATGAAGGATAAAGTAGATGAATTATTTACTAAGTATATTCCTGACTTCCCAAAACCAGTAGAATTAAAGTTACCAACATTAAAGAAAATTGGTTTTTCTAAACCACAAAATGTAGAATCAAATGGATAAAATTATAAATTGCCCTAAATCAGGAGGTGACTTGTGTTATGAAACACAGGTCACACCTGAAATAACTAACTGGATGTCTTTGTCTTGTGGATTTTGGACTAACAGTTTAATGACAGATGGAAGTGATTTCTATAATGAACAAATGGAGATACTTCCTGAGTTATATAAAGCATTAGCTTGGAAAGATGAAAACACAGGTTTAATTTGGTTACCACAAACAATTAATGAACCTAAACAAGGTATGGTATTTGCTAATGGTAATGGAGTAGATAATTGGAAATGGGCAGCTGTTAAAGCAGTTCCTGTAACTGAAGAAGAAAAATATAAATACCCAATCCCAAAACAACCAGGTAAGTTTTATGAATGGAGAATGGATATGAATACTCTTCAAAATTTTGATGAAAGAGATTTTATAGAAGCCTTAGATTACATTGGCTTATTGACAAAGTAATATTATATTAATGGTTATATGAAAATTAGTTACGCAATCACAGTTTGTAATGAATTGGAGGAAATAAGTCGTTTACTTAATTTCCTTCATCAACATAAACGTCCTGAAGATGAAATTTGTGTTTTATTAGACAAACCAAAAGCATCACAGGAATTATTAAATCAATTACTTTATTGGTCATCTAAAAATATAATTATATTAAAAGAAAGTACATTCCAAGGACATTTTGCTGATTGGAAAAATGAGCTAACAGCAATGTGTTCTGGTGATTATATTTTTCAAATTGATGCTGATGAGGTTCCTAATGAATCATTAATTGAAAATTTACCTTTAATATTAGAAAATAATGTAGATGTTATTCTAACACCTAGAGTAAATTTAGTTGAAGGAATTACACCACAGCACATTCATGTGTGGGGTTGGAATCAAAATGAAAAAGGTTGGATTCAATGGCCTGATTATCAATGGAGAATTTATAAGAACACCCCTAATATTACTTGGAAAAATAAAGTACATGAAATATTAGATGGTTACAAAACATACTCTAACCTACCAGAAATGGAAGAGTATGCTTTGTATCATTTTAAAACAATAGAACGACAAGAAAAACAAAACAATTATTATAGTAAATTATGAGTGAAAGAAAGTATTTACCAACATTAAGTGAATTGATTGATCGTTTATCAATCACACAATTAAAAGAAGTGTTTATTACAGATCATAAAGCTGAATATGCTGCTGAAATAGCTGATATAGTACACGATATCCAGTTACATTTAAATGAATGTAAAGAGCCAATTACAGCGGAGACAATTCGCGCTATTGTAGTTTTATCACAAATGAACTTACATATTTGGCATAATGAGTCAAATGTTAGAAGTGGAAAATCAGGACCAAATGCTTTAGCTTTAACTCATGGTTTAAATGGTATTCGTAATACAGCTAAGAATCAAATTCAAGAAGTGATGGGTGGTCGTAAAGATTATAAAATTGATTGCTTAGCGGCAGATTTTAAAGATTGGGAAATTAGTTGGTAATTAAAAGTAATTAATATGGGATTATATAGACATCAAAATGAAACAACTCCTCGAGTTCATGATGCTGACACAAAAGATATGACTGAGTGGGCTGAGGAAAATAAACATAATTATACTTCAAAACGATTAGAAGAAGAAGCTTGGAAAGCAAGATACGAACATGAAGCCAATATCGTCAGTTCTATTATTAATGAAACTGGTATTTCTAAGATATTAGAGTTAGGACCTGGACCTGGTGTTTTAGCTCAAGAAATTTATAAAAAAGTTAATCATGAATTAGATTATCATCTAGTTGATAAACCTGTTGCTAAACAAGTATTTGAAGAAAAAGGATATAAAGGGAAATTCTTTGTAAAAGATATGTCTGAAGGATTAGATGTTGAAGGATTAGATGAAGAATACCATATGGTGATGGCTAATGACTTTTTAGAGCATGTGTTTAATCCTTCTCATATTATGAGACAATCTCATAAACTCTTAGCAGATGGTGGGTTATTTTTTGTTAGTGTACCTAACTGGAGAATGGGTCATAACTGGATCTACAGAGGATTATTTGACTATGATAATTGGAGACTATTTATGGAGTATCATAATTTTAAATTTCTAGGAGAGTACAAATCTAATTTAATGTGCCCATATAGTTCTAAATTAGATAGTGAAACATTACTCCCAGATGAATTAATTCAAAGTTGGAATTGGTATATGTTATTTGAAAAAGTTACTATATAATGCTAAAAATATTCTCAGACTTTAAAACTAAAGAAGATTTTAATTTTCTTTATGATAAATTTAAGGATAAACCTATCACTATATTTAATGATTATTTTCCACGTAATTATAAAGAACTAAACATTAACCCATACAATATATTAATTATTCATGAACCAAATGAATTTTTTGGTTTTCATGATCTAGCTATTAAACATAGTGATATGTTCAGCGCTATATTAACTTGGAGTGAACATATTTTAGAAAAATGCTCTAACGCTGTTTGGTTTGACCATGGAGCTAGAAATGAGGATAATGAATGGGTTGATACATTTAAAGATATAACCACTAAAGAGTTTGAAGTAAGTTTTTTATCTGGCGCTAAAAATATATCTGAAGGGCATAAATTTAGACAAGAAATATATAAATTAGAAGATAAAATAGTAATACCTAAAAAATGGTTTTATGTTTTAGAAGATTTTAATTGGGATGATTATAAAAAAGGAGGAATAGGTAGAAGTACTAGCCCAACATCAGCTACCTTTAATAATATTCCTAAACGAATTTGCTATAATAACTCAATGTTTAATATAGCGGTTGAAAATACTAAACATAATAATTGGTATACTGAAAAAATAGGAGACGCATTAGCATCTAAAACAGTTCCTATATATTGGGGTTGTCCAAATATTGGGGAACATTTTGATGAAAGAGGAATTATTACATTTAATACTAAAGAAGAACTTGTAGACATAGTTAATTCTCTCACCCCAGAAGTATATGAGTCTATGAAACCATATATTGAGACTAATTATCAATTAGCAAAAGAATCATATTTTCCTTATACTTTAGATAAAATTTTAACACAAATAGTAGAACTAAATAATATATGAAAAAAGTTTTAATCACAGGAGGAGCCGGTTACTTAGGCTCAGTATTAACAGAGGTATTATTAAATAAAGGATACCAAGTAACAGTTTTAGATAATTTGATCTATAAACAAACATCAGTAGCACCTTTTAGCTATAATAAAAATTTTAAATTTGTTTTAGGTGATGTAACAATTGAATCAACTTTAAAACCATTAGTTGAATCACATGACATTATTATTCCTTTAGCAGCTATAGTTGGAATGCCAGCTTGTAAAGCTAATCCTGAAATGACAGTGAAAGTTAATTATGAGCAAGTAAGAAACATCACTGAATGGATGACTAAAGAACAAAAACTTATTATTCCAAATACTAATAGCCAGTACGGTTCATCATCTGAAGTTATAACTGAAGACAGCCCATTTAAACCTTTATCACTATATGCTGAGACAAAATGTGATGCTGAGAAAGCAGTACTTGACTCAGGTAATGGAATTGTGTTAAGATTAGCAACTGTATTTGGTATGTCTTATAGAATGAGAATGGACTTATTAGTGCAAGACTTTGTTTATAAGGCATTAAATGATGGTTATTTAGTATTGTTTGAAAGCCACTTTATCCGCAATTATATCCACATTAGAGATGTAGCTAACACATTCTTATTTATGATTGAGAATTATGAAAAATGTAATAACAATGCATTTAATGTCGGATTGTCATCAGCAAATTTAACTAAGTTTGAATTAGCACAAACAATCCAAAAGTATGTACCTGAGTTAGTGATTGTACAAAATGAGTTTAAAAAAGATTTTGACCAAAGAAATTATCTAGTTTCTAATAATAAATTGGAATCTCAAGGATGGTTACCTAAATTTACACTTGAAGATGGAATTCAAGAGTTAATTGAAGGATATCAATTAATAACTAAATTCAAAAATAAAGACTTTACAAATCTATAAAATGACTAAAGAACAATTAATTGATTTTGAAACAGATATAGCTGAATGTTTCAATAATGCTATGATCAAAGCTCCAATTCATCTATATGATGGAAATGAAGAGCAAATGATTGATATTTTTAAGAATGTAAAAACAGATGATTGGATATTTTGTACTTGGAGATCTCACTATCAATGCTTACTTAAAGGTGTTTCACCTGAACAAGTAAAAAAAGATATATTAGCAGGTAAATCAATCACTCTATGCTACCCAGAATATAATATATATTCCTCAGCTATTGTTACTGGTAATATTCCTATAGCTACAGGTGTAGCATTAGATATTAAACGTAAAGGTGGAACAAATCATGTTTGGTGTTTTGTAGGGGATATGACATCTGAAACTGGAACATTTTTTGAAAACTGGAAATATGCTGTTAATCACGATTTACCTATTACATTCATAATTGAAGATAATGGCAAATCAGTTTGTACTGAAACTAAACAAGTTTGGAATAATAATTTATATTTTGCTAATGAAACAAGAAAAATAATTTATTATCAATATCAAACTAAATACCCTCATGCTGGAGGTGGTAAACGAATTCAATTTTAAACTATGAAATATTTTGATGAATTAAAACGATCAATGGAATGGTTAGGTGAAAAATCTAACACATTATTCTTAGGTCAAGCGGTTGAGTATGCCGGTACAGGTATGACTAATACTCTTAAAGATGTGAATAGAAGTAAATTATTAGAGATGCCTGTTAATGAGGACATGCAGATGGGTATATCTATTGGGATGGCTTTAACTGGGACAGTTCCAATTTCAATTTACCCTAGATGGAATTTTTTAATATTAGCTGCTAATCAAATTGTTAATCATTTGGATAAAGCTAAAATAATGTCTGATGGAGGTTATACCCCTAAAGTAATAATTAGAGTAGGTATAGGGTCACAACGTCCTCTTCATCCACAACATCAACATATAGCTGACTTTACAGCTGGGTTTAGAGCAATGTGTGAAACAATTGATGTAATTAAATTAGAAGAACCAAGTCAAATTTTTGAAGCATATCAATATGCTTATAATAGAACTGATAACCGTTCAACTATATTAGTAGAGTATGGTGATTATTATAATGAAAAATAATATATGAATAACTTTTATTTACCTTTAATGAGTGATAACATTGAAAGAAAAGATGTAGACTCAGTTATTGAATTTTTAAATCACAATCCAATTCCTAAACTAACAAATGGACCTAAAGTAGTTGAGTTTGAAAACGCTTGGGGTGAGTGGTTAGGAACAAAATATAATTTAATGGTTAACTCAGGTGCATCAGCAAATGAATTAACTATGTTAGCTTTAAATTATATATATGGAGAAGGCGAAATTATAGTACCACCTTTAACTTGGATATCAGACGTATCATCTGTTATATTTAGTGGTTTTAAACCAGTATTTTGCGATATAAATTTAAAGAATTTATCGTTTGATATAGAAAAATTAAAACAAACTATCACACCTAAAACCAGAGCTATATTTTTAACTCATGTTTTAGGAATCAATGGTTTAACAGATGAACTTATTCAATTATGTAAAGATAATAATATTTTATTAATTGAAGATGTTTGTGAATCACATGGTACTGAATTTAAAGGACAAAAAGTAGGTTCAATTGGATATGCTTCTAATTTTAGTTTCTATTTCGCTCACCATATGTCTACTATTGAGGGTGGAATGATTTGTACTAATGATGAGGAGTTTTATCAAATATGTAGAGCATTACGATCACATGGTATGACCAGAGAGATGACTAATGAAACTATGAAACAAAAAGTTATCACTAGCAATCCTGATCTAAATCCTGATTTTATATTCTTACACCCAGCTCATAATTTTAGAAGTACAGAAATAAATGCTGTTATAGGTTTATCTCAACTTAAAAGATTGAATGATAATAATTTTAATAGAAAAGATAATTTTAATTATTTCATTTCTAAATTAGATTCAAATAAATATATTACTGATCTTGAAACTGAGGGACAATGTAATTATGCTTTTATAGTAATATTAAAAGATTCATCATTTGAAAAAAGAGATCTTATAGAAAAAACATTAAAGGAAAAAGGAATTGAATTTAGAAGAGGATTATCTGGAGGTGGAAATCAATTAAGACAACCTTATTTTAAAAAACATTATAATATTAATTATGATGATTTTAAAAACATAGATCATGTTCATCACTTCAGTTGGTATGTAGGTAATTATCCAACATTAGAAAGAGAAAAAATTGATACATTAATTGATACCCTTAACAACATATGAGTATAGATGATGTAAAAGTATTTACTAATGATGCTTTTAGAGATGAAAGAGGAGAACTTTGGACAGTATGGAATGAAAAAGAATTTGAACCAAAATTAAAATTCAATCATGATAAGATAGCTGTGTCAAAAAAGAATGTGTTAAGGGGAATACATGGTGATTCTAAATCCTGGAAACTGATCACATGCTTATCAGGTGAAATAAGGTTAGTAGTAGTAGAACCTAATAAATTACATCATACATCTATTTTACTAACAGATAAAAATAAACTATCAGTTTTAGTTCCACCCGGGTTTGGAAATGGACATCTTGTATTATCAGATAAAGCTGTATTTTATTATAAGTGGGCTTATGAAGGGGAATATCCTGATGTACAAGATCAATTTAGTTTAAGATGGAATGATCCTAAATTAAAAATAGATTGGGGAATTCAAAACCCAATATTATCTGAACGAGATAAAAATGCTAAAATGTTATGAAATATGATTATATCATAATAGGCTCAGGTCTATTTGGTTCAATATGTGCTTATGAACTCACTAAAAAAGGTTATAAATGTCTAGTATTAGAAAAACGAGACCATATTGGTGGAAATTGTTATACTGAGAATAAAGATAATATCCATATTCATACTTATGGGCCTCATATTTTTCATACATCAAATGAAAATATTTGGAATTGGATTAATCAATTTGTATCATTTAATAATTTCACATTACGCCCAGTAGCTAATTATAAAGGTGAGATATATTCTTTACCTTTTAATATGTGGACATTTAATAAGCTTTGGGGTGTGACTCATCCATCTCAAGCTAAAAAAATTATTGAAGGGCAAAGCGGTGAAATCAATGAACCAAATAATTTAGAGGAACAAGCTATCAAATTAGTAGGTAAAGATGTTTATGAAAAATTAATTAAAGGTTATACTACTAAACAATGGAAAAAAGATCCTAAGGAATTACCTAAGGAAATAATTAAACGTTTACCTGTTAGATTTACTTATGATAATAATTATTTTAATGATAAGTATCAAGGTATTCCTATAGGTGGGTATACTCAAATATTTGAACAACTACTTAATAATGTAGATGTAAAATTAAATATAGATTATCTTGAGAATAAAGATTACTGGGATAATCAAGCTAATAAGATAATATACACAGGACCTATAGATGCTTATTATAATTATAAGTTTGGAGAATTAGAGTATAAAACAACTAAATTTAAACATGAAAAATTAGACATTGATAACTACCAAGGCACAGCTGTAATGAATTATACAGATGTTGAGATTCCATATACACGTATTATTGAGCATAAACATTTTGATCCTATAGAAAGTAACCACACTTGGATAACATATGAGTACCCAACTGATTATAAAGCTACTCAAACTGAGCCTTACTACCCTGTTAATGATGAAGTAAATAATAAAAAATACCTTCAGTATAAAACCTTGGCGGATCAAGAATCAAATGTTATATTTGGAGGAAGATTAGCAGAGTACAAATATTATGATATGCATCAAGTAATTGAATCAGCTTTAAATTTTATTAAAAACATATGAACATTTTATATATAACAGATGTAAACTATATAGGAAAATTTCCTAATGACTTCTCATTTGGATACAGACCATTTATGAGTTGGGTCCCAGCTTTAGATGCTACTCATTGCTCTTATTATAGGTTAGATGAATTAGATGTTAACACTAAATTTGATATAACAATAGTAGGTTCATTAAATAGTACATTATTACAAAATAGTGTTAATTTAAATGATTTAATATTAAAGAAGATTAAACCTATTAGTAAAAAAATAGTAGTTCAACAAGAATCATATCATAGAAGTTTTATTCATGATTGCCATACTTTTAAAAAAGATATTCATACTTTAAATAATTATTATGAATTTCTTTCTCAATGTGATGTTATTTTAACTCATAATGAAATTGACAGTCAATATTTTTCAACACTGCTAAATAAACCAAGTTTTGTTCATCCTCAATTAATACTACCTATTAATAATGATAAACAGCCTGACTTTAATAAACCTAATAATTTCATTCTTTCGACCTCAGAAATGTTTAGAGATAAAGGAGGAGCTTTTGATAGTTATTTATTAGTTAAGGAATTTAATTTACCTATATATACATTTGGACCGACAGATATTAATTTACCATTATTAACATCACTCCCTTATGACCCAGACTATATTGGATTTAACAATAAATTAAGTGAATTTAAAATAGGTATTAATACTCCATTTCTTCCAATTGGAGGTTCATTCCCACTACAATGTGCTATGATGAAAGTACCATGTATTGGATGGGATAATGGAGACACAATTAAAGATGTTTTTCCTTCTTTAGTGAGCCCATATCCTAATTTTAGTGAAATGAAATCTAATATAAAAAAATTATTAACTGATAAGAGTTTTTATGAAGATGTAGCTAACCAAGGATATGAAAATTTTATAACAAAGTATTCATATGATGCATACACAACAAGTATATCTCAAATTTTAGAAAATATTATAAATATATGAGTGATTTTAAGAAAAAAGAATTTAAATCAATGAATATACTAGTAATAGGTGACAGTGGAGAAGACATATTCCAATATGGGTCAATCACTAGATTATGCCCTGAGGCACCAGTCCCAGTATTTAATCCTACTACTAAAACTAGTAACCCAGGTATGTCAGGTAATGTAGTAGCTAATTTAAAAGCGTTAGGAGCGAATGTTACTCATATTACTAATTCAACTCAAATAACTAAAACTAGATTAGTAGATGAAAGAACAAATCAAATACTTTTAAGAATAGATAAGAATGATAAAGTAAAAAATATAGACACAGATGAAGTATTTAAAATTAGATATAATACATATAATGATGTCCATATAGATGCTATTATTATAAGCGATTATGATAAAGGATTCTTAAATGAAGATGACATTGAAATGATTTGTTCTTATAATTCAAATGTGTTTATTGATACTAAAAAGATTATTGATAAATGGGCTACAAAAGCATCATTTTTAAAAATTAATCATGTTGAGTTTGAACGGACAGAATATACTTTAAAAGATTTAAAGTTAAAAGACAAACTTATAATAACTTTATCTGATAAAGGATGTAGATATAAAGACCAAATATTTCCTGTAGAAAAAGTAAAAATAAAAGATGTGTCAGGAGCTGGAGACACATTTATTTCAGGTTTAGTTTTAGAATGGCTTAGGACTGGAGAAATTGATTTAGCTATAAAATTCGCTCAAGAATGTGCTACTGTAGTAGTTCAAAAACAAGGAGTAGTAACAATATAATATTAGATATGAAAACATCTGTAATAACATTTAGTAGAAATGATGGATATAAAGAAAAAGAAAGATTTGCCATTCATTTAAAAACATTATTAGAAACATTTGATGAAGTAAACTATGTTGATTGGAATTCACCTACTCATAGTTTCCTATATGAGGTAATGGACTTAATCCCTAAAACAGGTAGACTAAAACACTTTGTCATCCCACCATCAGTACATCAAATGTATTCAGAACAGATACCTGATTTTCCAAAATGTTTTGTTCCTATAGCTTTTAATTTAGCTTTAAGAAGAACTGATGCTGATTGGGTTGTAGCCACAACTACTGATAATATTCCACCAACAAAAGAAGAGTTACTTAATTTAATTAATAGTGGAGATAATAATACATTTTATACTATTAGTAGAAGAGAAATAGATTATAATGAGACACTACGTAATTCTAATAATTTAGATGAATACAGAAAATTTCTTAGTCAAACAACTGAACCTAGATTCTTTCACGCTAAAGTAACACCTAATGATAATTATAGTTTAATTAATTGTTGTGGTGATTTTCAATTAGCTCCTAGAGAAATTTGGTGGAAAATTAGAGGATTTGAAGAAAATATGTTTTATAATTGTTTTGTAGATACAAATGTCCAAAAGAAAGCTGCTCTAAGTGGATGTAAGTTACAAGCAGTATTTGATATACCAATGTATCATATGTCTCATGATAACATATTACCACAAGCCCACACTACTAAATTACATGAGGCAGCTGATAAAAAACCACCTCGTTATAATGATGCTCTAGATTGGGTTGAGTTTTTTCAAGAAACTAGAAATAATAACAATTGGGGACTGGGTGATGTTGAAATTGAATTTGAGGTTGTTTAAAAATAAATTGGCATTTTTATTTTCTCTTATTATATTTAATCAAAATTAAGGTTATGGAATATGAATACAAAAAGTATTGTTTCTACTCACATATAGATCCAAATAGTGAACCATTAGGTGTATGTGAAGCAGGAACAATAGGTATAGCTACAATTCATTTCGCCTCAACAAAACGAATGGAAATAAGTGATTTCTTAAAAATATACTCAGTAAAGGAAAAAGATGAACGTAAATAATTTTGGAAATAAACTTAGATTATCTAAAACAGCTAAAAGTAAAGAGAATGAAGCTAAATTAAATTTCATATCTATTGTTACTCAACTTGAGGCGTGTTGGGTAAGAACTAATTTTCTTCATACTAAATTGAATGTTGATTTCTGGAATTATGAAGAACATTTCTACCATATAATTGAAGATTTGATCTACTCACAATATGAAAGTTGGAAAGCTGATCTTATTTTCTGGTATGTGTATGATAGAAAAGATGCTGAAGGTAATATTTTAGCTCTTGAAATTACTGAAGGTGAAAAACCACCTAAAAAGTATAAACTTAAGACCCCAGAAGAACTTTGGAAATTGTTAGAGAAAATAGATAAAATAGAAAATAAAGGAAAAAAAGATGAGTAGAAAATGTATTACATGTGGTATTGAAATTGATCCTAGACGTATTAAAATCTTACCTCAAACTCAAACTTGCACTCAACATTCAACAGCTGAAAAGAAAGTAGCTGTGACTGTTCAAATGGGTGAAGGTGATCATACCTGGATTGAAACATATGCTGTTGAAAGAGAGGATTATGATAAAATGATGGAGCTAGAGAAAAATTACAAGAAACAAGTAGACCCAAAAGATAAACCATCTATGAGATCAACTGATGAGGATGATATCATTCCTACAATAGATGATTTTGATGTTGATTTAGAAGAAGAAGAGGAAGAATAATGGCCAAACCGAAACCATTAACAAAAGAAATGATCCTAAGCGCAATGGACAAAACAAAGTCTGTTCGCGCTGCGGCTCGTTACTTAAATTGTTCTTATGTGCATCTAAAAATGTATATGAAGATGTATAAGGATGAGAATGGAGTATCTTTATTTGAAATACATAAAAACCAGTCAGGTAAAGGTATTCCTAAATTCTTATCTGTATCTCATCATAATAAAAAAGAACCAGCTATACTTGATGTGATTGAAGGTAGAGTAGATGCATCTCATTTCAATCCACAGAAGTTGAAGTATAGGATGATAACAGAGGGTTACTTAAAAGAAGAATGTGCTAATTGTGGATTCCATGAACGAAGAGTTTCTGATTATAAAATCCCACTTATAATGAACTTCAAGGATGGTAACAAACAACATTATGGACTTAACAATGTTGAGATGTTGTGTTATAATTGTTATTATTTAATGGTAGGTGATGTATTTGATAATAAACAAATTGAAGGTTTAGAAGACCATAAACCAACTTACAATAGTCAAGTTGATTGGGAGTTAGATGATTATACAAAACAAAGATTATTAGAATTAGGGTTAGATAAACCAGAACCTAAAGATGATGGTTCAGAGTTTATTAGTAGGCTTTAATTGATATTTATCAGTGAGTATGAAGAGAAAGAAACATAAAGAAATTGAAACTGATTACGACATTATCAAGTCTAAACACCTTGAGAAGTTAGCAGATCAGATTCTTAAGAATGATGAGAAGATGAATCAACTCAAAGGAAAGAATATTAATCCTGATTTTTTAAATTTATTTTGATTATGGCTATTGAATTTACACTAAATAACAGTGACGAGTTTCAAGCAATGGTTGATAGGAGGGATTTTTCAATAGCGCAAGCAGTTGTAGAAACTATATTAGCTAATCTAAACACCCGTAAACAACATGTTCATGTATTAACAGTGAACTGTTTAGAGGAGGGTGAAGCTTATGACATAACATTAGAAAGAAAACATTTCGCTGATACATTACAAGAAAATCTTAAATACTATGTTGAGAATGAAAAGTATGAAGATTGTACTAAAATAGTAGAGGCAATTAATCATCTAAAAGAAAAACAAAACACACCTAAGAAAAATGGCAAAAACAAAACAGACATCAGCAACAAAGAT